ATTTAGAGCAACGCGTATTTTAAATGCCGACTTTATTAGCAAAAAAAAATACGAGCGCTTCCTCCTAAAAGGAGGATAAACTAAATTCTATGTAATGGGTTTATCATCTGCTTACTTTATGGTAGATAAGCAAATTCCCATCTAATGTTATTTCATTTACTACCTTAATGAAACAACTATTTATTCTTACTTGAATTAGTTAAAATGCTTATATTTCTAAGTGAAGTTTTGATTGTAAATGTCTATTCTTATTACAAAATGTATATGAATGTCCGCATTCACAAACAATAATCTGCGCTCTTTTATGTTGAAGTTTTTCTTTATTAGCTTCTTTCCACTCTTTCTGTTTTAATCTAGCTGTTTTTTTATTTGCTTCGCGATATATTTTTTTTTGTTCAGCTAATTTTTCTTTATTTACTTCTCTATATTGTTTTTGATAATCAGTAATTTGTTCTTTATGCTGTTGCGCATATTGTGTTTGATAATCTATTTTTTTTTCTTTATTTTCTTCGTAGTGTTGTTTAGCTTTTTCTAAAATATAATCTTTTTTCTCTTCATACCAGTCTTGTTTTTGAAAAGCTATTTTTTCTTTATTTGACTCAAGATAAACATTAATCTTATCTTTATTATTTTCTCTATATTCTTTAGCTTTTTGTGCAATTTCTTCCTTATGTATTAATCTATATATCTGTGAATATTCTTTTTTATTTCTATTAGGTATAGTAACATTCAAGGTTGATGATTCTTTTTCAATCCAATATCTTTCTCTATCTCTAGCTTCTTCAACAGAATCACACGGATAGTTTTCAATAATGACCATATTCCAATTATCCCAACCTCCATTTTGACGAATGATTTTATAGATATTATAATTATAACCTTTACAAGATTCAGTGTTACAATTGCTTTTATGTGTTCTTTGTCTCTGGTAAAATGATGTAGTGTGACCCATATAAATATCTGTAATATTTTCATCTTTACAATAAATCTTATATATAACTGTATTTAAATAATCTGCCTTTATATTTGCCATTTATACTATATTTTACAATATTTGTCTTTAAATTAAGATTATAAGAAAAAATGTGTTTCAATTATTTATTTTGTTAAAAATCTTCTGTTAGTTCAAAATCATTATCGGTAATTGTTTTATTCGCTAGAGCATAAGAGTCATTTCTCTTCTCAAAGAAATTGGTTTTACCTTCGAGGCTAATGAGTTCCATCCAATCAAACGGATTTAAAACATTATAAATCTTCTTGTATCCCAGTTGTACACAAAGTCGGTCAGCAACAAATTGGATATATTGTGTCATCATTAGACTATTCATACCGATTAATCGGCACGGTAATGCTTCACAAATAAACTCGGTCTCAATTTCAACTGCCTCCTTAATAATTTCGTGAATACGCGCTTTATCAACTTTCTTAATCATTTTTGAATACAGTAAAACAGCAAATTCACAGTGGAGAGCTTCGTCACGAGAAATCAATTCGTTCGAAAATGTGAGTCCAGGCATTAACCCGCGTTTTTTAAGCCAAAATATGCTACAAAAAGCGCCGCTAAAAAAGATGCCTTCTACGCAAGCGAATGCAACCAATCGTGTGGCGAAACTGGAGCGATTATCACGGATCCACTTTTGTGCCCAATCGGATTTCTTTTTAATGCATGGAAAATTGTCAATAGCATTAAACAGCATATGTTTTTCTTCTTTTTCTTTAATATATGTCTCAATTAAAAGACTATAAGTTTGACTATGAATATTTTCCATCGCAATTTGGAACCCGTAAAATGCTCTCGCCTCAGATACTTGAACGTCACACATGAACCGTTGTGCTAAATTCTCTAAAACAATTCCGTCTGAAGCAGCGAAAAAAGCCAAAATCAACGAAATAAAATATCTTTCGTCTGTATTGAGAGCATCCCAGTGTGTCAAATCTTTGGTTAAATCGATTTCTTCGGATCGCCAAAAACATTCAACTTGTTTTTTATACATATCCCATATATCGTTATATTTAATTGGAAACATTACAAAGCGGTTATCGTCTGGTGTTAATAAAGGTTCACCCGTATTCTTAGACATCCTAAACTATATATAGAGTAGATTTTATATTTTTTTACAAATAACATTAATTTTTTATTTTGTATTTTTTAATAACTTAGATATTTAAGAATGGAGTATCAGATTTCACTAGCACAAAGAGATTTACAATTTATTCAAATTTCAGAAGAGATTAAGAATAAAAAAAGATTATTATTAAAAAAAAATAAGGAATTAGCAAAAAAAGAGGAGATAAATGAATATTTAAGCAGTGTTCGTTCTGATTATGTAAAATACAACAATTATATTTTACAGGAAAAACAAAAACAATATGATGCGCTTTTATTAATAAATGAATACATGAGTGATTTAGTCAAAACCGAAAAATTAGTAGATTCTCAATTAAGAACAGCGAAACATGACCAGAAAGATATTCTTGAAGAGATTGAAAAAGTTAAGGCGGAGTTGAATGAATTAATATCATAAACTATAAAAAAATAAAATGCTATTATATATGGACGCAGCATTAAATCAATTAGGTCAAAATATTGGTCAAATAAATTCAAAAGTTGGACATGAAAGAGATCGAGCAAAAGAATTTAAAAAAACCATTTCTGAAATGCTTAGAGATCTTAGTGAAAAAATTACTGCCCTCAAGAATAATCCAGGTTTAACAAATGGAACCAGATTACAACAAGAATTGACGGCTGTTAGAAATGAATTAAACCAAAAAAATCAGGAATTAGCTCAATCAAAAACGGCACTTCAAACAGTAACAAATAATGTACGTGAATTGGAAAATAGATTACAAGGTATTACAGCCGAATTAGAAAATAAAAATCGTGAATTAGGTGCGTCTCAAAATGCTTTAAATGAAAAAAATGAGATAAATCAACGGTTAACAAGCGATATTCAGAATTTAAATCAAACTATTTCATCTACGCAAAATCAATTAACGGCTGCTAGATCAGAAATGGATGCACTTGTTTTAAAAATTGGTGCTATGAATGGAGAATTAACACAACAGATTTCATCTATAGATACTATAGCAAATGAGATGGGTGATGGTTCAGATGTTAGTGCACAATTTAGACAGATTGGTGATAATATAATGGAAATTATAAATACGATTAATGGAGCGGCTAGACCAAATATAGGCGCAAATCTTAGGGATAATTATTTTGGTGGTAGAAAGAGAAGGAGAACAATAAAACGAAGAACATTAAAACACAAAACGAAAAAAAGTATGAGCGGTGGATATGTATATAAAACAAATAAAAGGTTAGAAAATTCGAGTTCAGTAATATCTAGTAGTAGTAGTAAAAGCAGTAGTCGTTCTAAACGGTTTAGAAAAACACACAGAAGACATTAATAATTTATTTATTCGCAACAAGATTTATTCGCAACAAGATTTATTCGCAACAAGATTTATTCGCAACAAGATTTATTCGCAACAAGATTTATTCGCAACTATTGACATTATAGTTTTTAAGTGGGTTTAACATACCTCTTAGTCTAGGTAAATGACTACAATATGGTGGCCATTTACCAGTAATTTGTCTGGCATATACACAAATAGGGTTAGAACGCATTTTCATAATATTAAGACGTTCTTTAAATACATTTTTCCATTTTCTTTGTATAATTCGTAACCAAAATGTTTTTAAAATGGCGACAGCTTCTTGTGTAGGAAGAACAATATATTCTCCTATTTCAGGTTTAATATAATTACTATTATTTATAATATTGTGATAATTTCGAATTGTAGGATGTCTCTCAAAATAACGTAAATTAAAATTAGCAGGATCTGAATATTGATTTTTTAAAAACTCCATAACACTTGTTATGTTGTAATCAGCGTCGTCTTCTTCTGTTTCATCTTCTTCGTCCATATTCTTTATGGGATATCCATGTCCATCAAATCGGTCGTGAATTAAAAAGTGTGTTTCTATGTTTGCAGCACTGTTATTCGTTTTTCCGTGAATTCCCGGATGATGTAATTCACAAAGTAGTAAATTATATTTATTTGTTCTAATTTCCATCATTTTAGTGTTAAGTTTATACAATAAATAAGATTAATTAATTTATATCAATTTTTTTTTAAAAGAATATATTATATATGAATTTTCCACGCGAGGCATCAAAAATATTAACAAACAAGTATTTTTTATATTTTATGGTATTTTTAGCATCTACGAATGTTTTGGGATATTTAGTTACGAATAAATTAAACGCAGTTATGTTCTTTGCTTTAGTGAGTTTACTAACATATCATTTTAGCAAAAACTATGCCGTAATTTTATTGGTGGCTCTTATAGCTACAAATTTTATGATGGCAAACAAAATGATGCGAGAAGGTTTAGAAGTACAAAATGCTGATGACGCAAAAGATGCAGTTTTAGAAAAGGCGAGCTCGACCGATCCTCAATTAGAAGACGCGCTAAAAGCTGTGAAAAACGCTACATCAAATGATGATCTTAAAGAAAAAATAAAGGCGACTTTACCAGGTATTGATAAAAGTGTTGTAGATATAAATAATCCAAATTTAAATAAAAAAACAGGTGATGAAGAACCAGAGGGTGTTGGAGAAAAAATAAGTAATAATAAAAAGGGGAACCTTAAAGAAAATCTAGGTCCTCGTTTAGATTATGCAGCAACAATTGAACAATCATATCAAAACTTAGATGAATTATTAGGTAGCGATTCTATAAAGCAACTAACAAATGACACGCAGAAGTTAATGAGCCAACAACAAAACTTGTTTAATACAATGAACCAAATGGTACCAGTTTTACAAGGCGCCCAAGATATGTTAAAAGGGTTTGATATAGGTGGTCTTACAAATTCATTAAAAGGAGCAAGTGCTTTAGGAGCCGCTCCAACAGTTGTCGGATCAAAATAAAGTAGATCAAAATAAATAACAAATTATTAATATATTTTTATAGCACAATATATTAATGAAAAAGTGTCCTCCTGGAATTATATGTATTGAAAACATAACACTATTTTTACTGTGTATAATAATTTCTATATTAGTATTTTTTATTTATGCAAATACAAAACAGAACATTACTGTAAAAGATCAACATCATATTACTATCGAACAACGCACTGAACCACAAGGACAAGGATGGTTTACTAATTTGTTACCTAGTTGGCCATACAATAATTTACCACAAGATGTACTATTAAACCCATATGCACCACCTTTAAGAGATGAACGTTATTTCATTCCAGAGGTTACTCGTATCCCGCCAAATACAGTTCCAATTAATGTATCAACTAACATTGGTGCTACACCAGCCGATACAGCTTACAGACAAATGGGTATTTTAACGCCTTTAAATGGAGCATCAAAAGATAATATATTACCGCTAATGGGTAGACCATTATTTACATCACGACAGAAGTTTCAATATTACACAATATCAAACCAGCACAATAATATAAAATTACCTATTTCAGTAAAAGGTCGTAGCGGTTTAGATGAATATGGTGTAGATGAAGTATTTGATAGCGATACAGTGTATGTAGAAGGTTATAATGACGCATTTAGGGTAACAAAATATGATAATAACACTATAAGATACTTACCTTTTTTATAATTATTAAGAAGACGCCCAGTTTCTAAGAGAGTTGTTTTTTAGATTGAACCCCTTTCTGTTTCGAATAGTATTGACATGTTTAAGAACCTTAATATTTTTTTTAAAAAGTTTTCTAGTTTGTTTATTTTTAGAATTAATCTGTTTTTGTAAACGAACTCTGGTTAAATTCATACTTTATCTTTAGAAAAGGTAAAGTAAAAAAAAATTGTTGCTAAACAAATTGCTAAACAATTAAATGCTAAATAAATATACAAACTTAAAATAAAAGTTTATATATGTATAATATAAATGAGTTGTCCAACTGCTACAGCACCAATAGATATAAATTTATCAAAAGTATCAGGAAAATGTGATTTTAAATGTAAATATAGTTTTAAATACAATAATAGTGCTTGTGTTGCTACGAATAGAGGCGATTATATATCATTATCATACGACAAAAGTTCATCTCCGCCTGTTATATACAATTCAGTCGGTTATGACGTACAAGAAGTCAGATTTTATGCACCGTCTTTACATTCTTATTCAGGTGCAAAAACAGATGCAGAATTGGTTATAGTTCACATGTCTAATTCTGGGTCAATACCTTTGTTAGTTTGTATCCCTATTAAGATCAATAATTCAATGAGTACTAGTGCGCAATTATTTAGTTCAATTATAGAAACTGT